CTTGTGCAATCTGAGGCATTAGTTGGACGATCTCAGCACGTACGGTTTGCTGTACGCCTGTTGTGACATTGATGGTTTGATTGACTACCACGCCACCTGATGATTGACCTTTAGTGTGATCCGTCACCGTTTCATTAGGGTGGAGAATGGCAGGGAAACCGCCTTTGCCGTCTACGCCCCCAGATCGCGAACCCATCCCGGTAAAACCGCCACCGTTAAAACTGCGAGAGCCAAGATTTGCACCCATGTTAGTGTTTGGGGCTGTGGTTGCCACACTAGGGCCAGAAGGGAAAGCTCCGGTAATTGCGCCAAATATTGCTTGAGTAATATAATACTGAACTAACATCTCAATTAAGCTATCAATGACAGATTTTGCCATTGCTTTCATTGCATCGGAAAACTTTTCTGCGCCTGTTATCGCGTCCGTAAAGCCTTTTGTAATTGCCCCAGACATTGAATTAGCAACTTTTTTCATGCCCTCATCAAGTGTTGGAAATTGATCTTCAACGCTTACAAACGCTGTTTTGAGTCTATCTAATAATGTTATTTGATCTTCTAAAGGTTTGTTTCCTTTATTTAGCTCACCAAAAGCAAAGGACATACCATTGCCCCATCCTACTATGGCGTTGCCCACATTTTGAATTTTTGTAACTAGGCTTTTACTAAAAACATTTTCATTAACAATAACAGTTTCATCAAAGAATTTTGCAACCCTTTGTGCCGCTGTGGAAATTTCATTAGCAAAGTCAACAAACGCTCTCAATCCGTTAGCAAGCGCAAGAATCATGTTTCCCACGCCTATAATTAGGCTTTTTATTGTTTTATTGGCAAATTCTTCGATTGAGCCATTTGCCTTTTCTATAGCGCCTAAAATCTTATCCTTTAACAGTGTAACGAGCATTTCCAAAGCGGGAGCAAGCGCGGCAGTTAATTGATCTCTTACGCCTTTAAAAAGCGTAAATAATTTAGTCATTGCATCCTTTGCTTTAACTATACCGCCAACCGCTCTCCCACTTAATACGATGCCTAGAGTTTCTGCCTCTTGAAATAGCTCTTTTAAACCGTCTCTTCCTAAATTTAACGTATTAACTAACGAGACACCTTCGGAGTCAAACAGCTTCATGGCAAGGCGAACTTTATCTGCGGAGGTGGTTACTTTTGAAAAAGCATCGGCTAGTGAAAGCATCTGCTCATCTAATTGCTTTTTCTTTAACTCATCTGCGTTGATACCTAATTCTTTTAATGCTCCCTTTGCCTCACCTGTACCCCTAGCCGCCTCTGCTAGTCTTCGCGTAAATCTTTGAGAGGCCATGTTTAGCGTTTCTACTGATACGCCAGTAAGCCCTGCCGCATAATGTAACTTTGTAAGCGCCTGAGTAGTAACGCCAATTTTGCTTGCAGTTTTATCAAGACTATCAACAGCATCAAAAGACTTTTTAATGAGCAAGCCCATTGCAGCACCACCCGCAGCCAAACCAAGCGCAGACTTCATGCTAAAGACTGCTTTAGTTACTGTCTTTAAACCATTGGTGACGGATTTAAAGCCCTTCTTGGTTTTATCAACCGCACTGATAATAATCTTGGTGTTTTCAGCCATCTTTCTCACTCATTATTTGGTAGTAAGCCATCCACTCGTTAAAGTGCGTGACGGACATTTGCTCTGCTTCTTCAATACTCATGTGCAAGCGATCAGCCAAAGATAAAAGATTCATTCTTGATTGATCGCGTTTTAGTTTTTTGAGGCAGTCTCAACCGATTGGACATCGGCAAACATTTGGTTGGCAATTTCAGAGATAACCGCTGTTTCCTCACCCATGAGATCAATGCGATCCTCTGAGCTTGTAAACAGCCGATCACCAGACTCATCCATTGCTTTCATTACAATAAGATCAACCATTGCACCGATTGTCGTATTCTCAAGAAACTTAGGATGCTTCTTTTGCAATTCATTAAGGTCATAGCAAGAAATTGATCCACAAAACATCTTGAAGGGTACGCCCTTCTCATCAGCCCACGCCTCAACCATCACCTCACGCAGTGGTATCGCTCGCCTTGACCTTAACTCTTTAGCCAGACCCATTAATGGGCTGCCTCAGTAACCGCACCAGATACCTGAATGCTGAAACTAGCTTCGACCATGCCATCAAAAGAGGCGTTAATTGACTTGCTCGTAACAATGCCAGTGCCTGAATACTTCTTTGAGCCTGTAGCTGTACCAGATGGAGATATTTCGAAATCAACAGTAGCGCGAGAGTCTAATACTAACTGCTGTGCATCAGTTTGATCCCAATAGCAATCAATAGAGACTGTGCTACTGTCTAGCCCTGCTTTGTAAGTGCGTGAAGTGTTGCCCATTGAGCTATCTTCAATGGTGTCGGCAGATGTCTCTAGGGTGAATGATGTTACCTCACCCACAACGACCTCGCTGACTCCTGCCAATTGTAATTTTACTACGCCTGTTTGACCTGTAACTGTAGCCATTTTACTTTCCTCTTCTTTAAGTTGTGCCGCGTGTGTATTCGTACATCACACGAACCGTTAAAATAACCCCACCGATAGGGTCGATTGAACCTTCGTCTATTTCTACTTGCGTGATCTGCGTATCTTTAGCAAAGCCGCCTCTAGTTCTGTCCACATCAAGACCCTCTTCAATCGCCTCGATGATATTGTTTCTCGCCTGGTCAATAAGCCCTGACTTAACAAAGCAAACTAACTCGTAGTTAATGGTTGCGATGCGCTTGCCTATTGATCCACCGATGGTCGAATCTTCACGATTCTCATCAGCCGTTCTAACAAGGACAGCCGGATATTGTGCGTTGGATAACTTATCAAACTGGAATGGCTCTCTGGTGACGTAGCTTATGCGTACAGGGGCTACGACATCCTGGAGCGTGGTAATAATGTTTTCTGCAATAGATTCTCTAATACTCATGGTAAGAACCTCTCAAATGTCTTTGCCAGTTGCTTTTCTTCTAGCCGACTAAAGCCAAAAAACTTTCTGGTTTTATTGTTGTTAGATGCCTTTTTAGCCTCAGTGCCTCGCAAGAAAAAGATCTCAGCCCTTTTGCTGTTAGCTTTGACGCTCATATCACCCAACATCTGACCAGTAAAGTTAAGGTCTACATTGACCGGGGTGCGCCCTTTCTTAGCTCTAAAGAAAGCATACTTTTCACTGTATGGCTTAAAGCGTTGACCGTTCATGTCAACACCCTTAGCGGTTCTGTCTTCTATAATGTTCAAGCCAATAGCGGCTGTCTTAAACAAAGCCTTTTGTATACCTGCTTTGATCTCTTCCTGACGCTTCTTAGCTATGCCCTTAAAGCTCTTGGGCTTGATATCAACCTTGACCGCTAGGCTCATCGGACTAATCGACCATCGTTGATAGGGGTCTTCTCATCGTCATCAATCGTGCCGTTGTTGTCATCGTCATATTCAACGCCATCTTTAAATACAGCCTCTAACTCTTCTGCAAAGCGAGACTTGTAAAAATCAATCATTCCTTGAAAGCGATCACCATCGACCCAGTTGGTCAATTGCGGTAATGCGTATTTCCATAGGACTAAATAAGCATTTGCGCGAGTCCATTGCGAGTCCGTCAAGTATTGTGGCTTTAGCTCACCACTAAACCCTCGCTTATCCCACCAATCTGCACGAATCTTGCGCTCGATATCTGCTTGTGCTTTTGCGTGGTCAGTAGAGAACGAATCAATACCAAAACTTAGGATGTCAGGAACAATGTCCATCAAATCCGCGTCGCTTGAAAATGCCATAAATACTCCAATAAAAAAGCCCCACCCCCGAAAGGATGAGGCTTGTCTTTACTACTTAAACAGCCGCGTCAAAGAACAACTCAACACCGTAAGTGTCATCAAGCTCACCAACACCGTAAACGGCAGTTGCGTTTAGCTCAGTGGCACGTAAGGATGCATCACGCTGAGTTTCGATCTGGAAGTCACGCTTCAATGCAATCGCTAGTGCTTCGCGAGAGAATACAGCGCCTTTCACATCATCGTTACCGTCAACCGTTAGGTTGCTTGACTGGAAGATATCAACACCGCCCAAAGAACCAACAAAGCTACTACGCATTGCTTCGTTCTGAGCATCGCCACCGTTAGGGTTGGCAAAAGTGTTAGTCAAGTTAGCCTTCAACTGGTACGCAGTGAAAGGGTGGACAACAGCGGCCAAAGAACCAGGCGCGTTGTTGTTCTGAAGGATTGCAACAGCCTTGAAGATGTCAGCAACAGTGATTTCTGTTCCTGCGCCACCTAGAGAGGTTGAGAAGCCATCAAACAGAGCAAGAAGGTCTTGATCCATTTTCTTAGCAATAGCCGAAC